CGGAAAGTTTTTCGAAGATATGATCAGTGACTACATGTCAATGTACGTCACAAAAACTTTACTGGTTGAAGACATTCAAAAGCGCGGAACTATCGTGCTTTACAACAACGGCGGCGGTCAATCTGGTTACAAGAAAAATGAAGCCGTGGACATGTTCAACAAGACAAACGCACAAATGCTGAAACTTCTTTCTGAATTAGGATTGAAAGCCAGTGCCGCGATAGGTGGTGGCGACTATGGCGACGAATTATAGAGATATTCCGGAACTGGCAGACTATATCAAAATAGTCGAAAATGCAGGTCAAAAAGGGTACAAAAAAGTATCAAAATGGCAGAAAAAACTTGTGAATTTCGTCAAAAAAGTCTTCGAAGAAGAAGATTTGATCGTGAAAACAGATCAGCTGGCAAAATACATGAGTTTGCAGAAATATTTTGAATTCGGATTGTTCGAATGGGAAAAATTCGTCTTCACATTGCACTGTTGCACGTTCCGTGCCGACGGAATGCCGCGATTTCCAGATCTTTTCATTATGGTGGCGCGTGGCGCGGGAAAAAACGGGTATCTGGCATTTGAAGACTTCTGTTTGATCAGTCCATACAACGAAATCAAGCAATATGACATTGATATTTGCGCCACAGCCGAAGAACAAGCGCGAACATCGTTCGACGACATCTACAATCTGCTGGAAGATCCAAAAAACACGAAGAAGCTGAAAAAGCACTTCGCATGGAACAAGCAAGTCATTGTCGGACGGAAGAACAAATCGAAAATCAAGTACAGAACGAACAACGCAAAATCAAAAGACGGACTTCGATCTGGAAAAGTAGATTTTGACGAAGTTCACGCATACGAAACATATGACAATATCAAAGTATTTACAACGGCACTGGGTAAAAAACCACATCCACGCCGAACATATATCACAACAAATGGCGACGTCTGCGACGGCGTTCTGGACGATCTGATCGACAAGGCAAAGCGAATTCTTGACGGAGAAACGAAGGACAATGGACTTTTGCCGTTTGTTTGTATGATTGACGATGAAAAAGAAGTTCATGACGAAGAAAACTGGTACAAAGCAAATCCGTCGCTTCAATATCTTCCAAACCTACTGGAAGAAACACGAAAAGAATATGACGAATGGCAGGAAAACAGATCTTCAAGCAGCGACTTCATGACGAAGCGCATGAACTGGCGTCAAGGAAATTCAGAAGTCGAACTGACAAGCTGGGACAACATACTTGCTACAAAGCAGGAAGTTGACGCCCCGCGTCAAGGGGAAATGGCTGTTGTCGGGATTGACTACACAAAGATCAATGACTTCGCATCTGCGGGAATTCTCACAAAGCGCGGTCAGAAGTACATCTGGAAACAAAAAACATGGGTATGCAAGAACAGCGCGGATCTTCCGCGAATCAAATATCCACTGCACGAAGCGGAAGAAGCGGGCGAACTTGAATTCGTGGACGCTGTAGAAATAGATCCGGAACTGATCACGGGCTGGCTATCAGAACAGCTGCTTTTCTATTCCGTGCAAATGGTAGCACTGGACGATTATCGCTATGCGCTCATGAAAAATGCGTTGCAAAAGCTGGGATTCAGCTATGAAAACAAAAATATCAAGCTGGTGCGTCCGTCCGACAAAATAAAAGTCGAGCCGATCGTCGATAGTGCTTTTCGAAATCACAATATTGTGTATGGCGACAGTTCAATCATGCGCTGGTACACGAACAACACGAAAAAAGTGAAGTCGAAGAAGTACGGAAATTATGAATATCAAAAGATCGAAGCGAAAAGCAGAAAGACAGACGGATTTTTCGCATTTGTAGCAGCAATGACACAAGCGGATCTGATCCCAGAACTGCAAGCAAGCGGCGATATACTGCCAGTATTTACCATGTAAGGGGGTGAAAAAGAAATGAGAATGAACGACTTCTTTTTAAGGGCGTTCGCAAAAAACACAACAATCAATCTGAAAACAGTTGTCGAAGATGAAATCACAGAAATTTTCTTCAAAGAACTTGCGACTGCTTGTGCCGTGAATATGATCGCGCGAACAATCGCAAAGTGCGAAATCAGAACATTTGTGAAACATGATCCGGTGAAGTTGGAAGAATATTTCTTGTGGAACTATGAGCCGAACAAAAATGAAAACAGCAGCGACATGATCCAGCGATTCATCACGAATCTTTGCTACGACAACGAAGCATTGATCGTGGAAGTGGACGGCGAATTGTATGTTGCAGATTCATTCACACGAACGACATATCCGTTCTGTGAAGATGTATTTTCAAACATCGTGATCGAAGGAAAGACGCTTCAAAGCAGACTTCTTGCACGCGATGTCATATACATGCAGTTGAACAACATTGACGTGCGAAGACGGCTTGAAGGAGCATACACAAGCTATGGACAAACAGTCGCAAAAGCAATCCGCGACATGATCAGATCACATGGACAGAAAGGAATTCTGGACATTGACGCGCAGACATCGGCGCAGGCGGATTTTGCACAGAAGCTGCAAACGCTTATGAATGACAGATTCAAACCATTTTTCGAATCGCCACAAGCAGTGCTTCCGCTGACATCCGGCTACAAATACACGGATGTGACAAAGCAAACGACAGCACCGACGCCAGCTGATTTGAACGAACGAATCAACTTCGAATTCGAAATGGCTGGGCGTGCATTCGGGATCCCGAAATCACTGATTCTGGGTGACGTTTCGGACGTTGAGAAGATCACAAAGAACTTCTTGACATTCGGTATTGATCCGATCACTGAAAAACTGGGCGAAGAAATCACGCGCAAACGATATGGACGAAAGCAATTCGCGAAGGGAAATTTCGTGGACATCAACACGAACTGCATTCAGCATATTGACGTCTTTGAACAGTCAACAAATGCAGAAGCACTTCTTCGATCTGGCTTGTATTGCATAGACGAATTGCGAACAAAACTGGGTGACACAGCTTTGAAGACTGACTGGTCACAAAAGCACTACATAACAAAAAACTACGCAGAAGCAGAGCAAATGCCACATCTGGGCGCAGAAGGGGGTGAATAAGAGTGAAACAGAAACAAGCGCATTATTGCTTCAAGCAGGCAGCGGAAGGCAATACACACATGTTGTATATCTACGACGACGTGTCTGAATATGGCGAATTTGACTGGTGGACATGGGAATACAAAGAAAGCGAAACAAGCGCAGAATATTTCCGAAAGGCACTGGCAGAAATTCCGGAAACAGACACAATCGAACTTCACATCAATTCATATGGCGGATCGGTGAAAGAAGGTGTCGCAATCTACAATCAGCTGAAACAGAAGAAATGCAAAGAAATCGTCGCATATGTTGACGGCTTCGCATATTCTATCGCTTCAATCATTTTGCAGGCTGCGGACAGACGAATCATGGGACTGGGAACAAGTCTTTTGATCCATAACATGTGGCTTCAAATTGCTGGAAATGCAGAAGATCTTCGAAAAGCAGCTGACGATCTTGACGTTCTCATGGAAAGCAATCGACAGATCTATCTTGAAAGAATCAACATTTCAGAAGAAGAACTGATCGAAATGCTGGAAAATGAAACATACTTGACGCCAGAACAAGCCGTTGAAATGGGCTTCGCGGATGAAATCAACAGCAAATCAAAAGCAGATCCAGAAGAAACATTCAAAGAAATGCAACAGAATCTGACACAAATGCGAAAAATGCTTGCAGAACAGAAGGCATTCAGAACAGAATTGCTGGAATTCCACAAGAGCAAACAGAAAAAAGACGTCGACGACGATGAAGACGACGACAAAAACGACGATGAAGACGACGACAAGGGCGATCAGAACAATGACGACGACAAAAAGCAGCAGAAGGGACAGAAGGATCCGAAGCAGCATGACAATAAAATCAGCATTGCTGCACTTTTAGCAGCGGCAGCAACTAAAAATTTGAAAAGTGAGGTATGACAAATGAAATCTAAAGATGTAAAAGCATTGACAAGAGAAGAACTCGCACAGAGATTCAACGAAGCATTACAGACAAATGATCCAGAGCAGGTGGCGCAGGCAATGGCAGACATGGCAGAAGGAATCCAGAATGAGATTCTTGAACGCGCCGCAAGCATGGCAAACATTGAACAGCTTGACGCGCAGGCAATGGCAGCACGCGGACTTCGCCAGTTGACATCCGCTGAAAAGAAATACTACGAAAAGCTGATCGAAGCAATGAGAAGCGACAGTCCGAAGCAGGCACTTGCAAATCTTGATGTCACAATGCCGGAAACAATCATTGAAGATGTGTTCGAATCTTTAAGACGCGAACATCCACTTCTTGCAGCGATCAATTTCCAGAATACCACATATGTGACTGAATGGATCTTGAACAAGAACGGCAAGCAGAAGGCACAGTGGGGCGCAATCACAGCAGAGATCACAAAGGAACTTGAAGGCGAATTCGAAAAGATGAACATGACTTTGAATTCCTTAACAGCTTTCCTTCCGGTTGCGAAGTCTATGCTTGATCTTGGCGCACAGTGGCTTGACAGCTATGTTCGCGAAGTATTAAAAGACGCAATCTACTGCGGACTTGAAGAAGCAATCATCGCCGGAACTGGAATCGACATGCCGATCGGTATGATGAAGGATCTTTCCGCCGCAAGAGCAGACGGCGAAGAATATCCGGACAAAGAAGCGGTTGCGATCACAAAGTTTGACGCGACACAGTACGGAGCAGTGATCGCCAGACTTGCCGTTGACAGAAACGGACGTCCACGCAAGGTAGGCGGCGTGATCATGATTGTGAATCCGGTTGATTATTTTGCAAAGGTAATGCCAGCAACTACAATCATGCGTCCAGACGGAACATACGCAAACGACGTGCTTCCATATCCTACAACAATCATCCAGTCCGAAGAAGTACCAAGCGGAAAAGCAGTTGTCGGCATTGCTGACAAATATTTCATGGGTATCGGCACAAGCAAAGACGGCGTGATCGAATTCGACGACAGCTACAGATTCTTGCA